TTCTTTTTACGTCCAAAGATGGCCTCATAGTTAGCCGCATAAGCCTCTTGATCTTGTTGCTTACGTGGTGATGATCCTTTACCACCATCGCTCATCTTCATAGTGCTTCTTCCTTTGCTTCTAACATTCGTCCTGTTTCTTTGATGTACTGGAGTTCACATGCAGGGCCAGTGTATCCGTTGTATCTATTTTTTGCCACTGCAACTTTTGTTCGGTGTCGTTCCAGTTCATTTTCAGCCATACTGTTCCGTTCGAGAGTAATGACCGCATCGCTAAGCTGCGCAATAGCTCCTGATCCTCTAAGCTGAGAGAGGCTAACAGCTTGTCCATCCTCGTGTCCTGCATTTCCTTGTGGCCTCCGTAAATGTGATACACAGATCAATGTTACTTCAAGTTCCTGTACCAATGTACGCAACTTAGTCATCATTGCATCGATTGCTTTACGCTCATCACCGTTATCTAAACCAGACACAACAATAGAAATGTGGTCAAGAAAGATAACACGACAATCACAAGCCTTAGCCATATACCTGATCCTGTTGGCGATGTTATCCACATCACTAGAACCGAAGTGGTCAAAGAGATAAACCCTGTTAGTGCCCAAAGTGTTGTCGAAAGCATCTTTAAGTTCCTCTTCAGTGACTGGAGTATCAGGTAGGTGCAAGAGCTTATTAGCGTGAAGGCTCATAATGCTACGTGCAGTCTTCCTTGTACTCTCTTCCAAAAACAATCCACCAATGTTCCAGCTGGTAGTCTTGAGCAGGTGGTACAGAATCTCTCGCAGGAATTGACTCTTACCTAAGCCGCTGCCTGCGGTGACAGTAATGAGTTCTGCCCTACGAAGTCCATACAGCAGCTTGTTAAGGCCTTCCCACGGATACTGTGCCTCTGCTTTAGGTTCTGGCTTACAGATTTCTTCCCAGAGTGTTGCAGCATTGACGATGCCATCAGGGATAAATACTTCAGCCCTCCACCACTCATTGACAAACTCTTTAGTAGCTCCTGCAATCAGGTACTCACAAGCATCCTTGTAGCCACTCTTATGCTGAACAATCTTAGCTTTCTGCCCAAAGAGTTCTGCTACTTCTTTAGCTGCTTTCTTACCCGGCTCATCGTCATCAAAACAGATCACTACAGCTTCAAAGCTATTGATCCATTCGTACTGTGCCTTGCAGTCCTTTAGAGCTGCTTGAGCACCATTGCGGATAGACACTACAGGCCACTGTGAGCCAGTCATCTGATAGGCCGCTAGAGCATCTAGTTCACCTTCTACGATGGTTAGGTACTTCCCACCTGTGTGAAAGAGAGATTGACCGAATAGAGAGGCATCTTTAAAGCTTCCTTCGATGGCAAAACTCTTGTCAGCAACTGAACGTACCTTATAAGCAACTCTAGTTCCTCCTTCGTCAGTGTAAGGGTAGTAGTGTTTTCCATTGTCTTGAGTTACTCCATACTTCTCGCAGGTTGCGCTGGTGATGTTACGTTCTGGGATAGCTTTAACCGTCCCTTTGTTTGATAGCACTTTGATATCCTTTTGACTGTAGTTATTCCTAATTACCGACAGTTCGATACTTTCATCGTCTGATGGCTTAAAAGCTTGGCAAACGTGACAGTACTCATGTCCATCATCGTAGAGACTATTACCGTCCGAGCTTCCACACACTTCGCATGGAATGTGTCGTAGGAACCGGCTGTTAGTAGAGGTTTTCATAAGCTTGTTGCCTTAGTTCATCCTCACGTTGATAGATTTCCTTTTCAACCTTAATCCAGTCCTGTTCGTGAATCAAGTCATTGATCTTAACCCATCGCTTCTCTGCTGGAACTTGTGTAGTCAACAAAGCCCACACTTCCATTGTCTCCCAGTCAGGCTCAGAGTCCTCAGAGGCTCCATACCAATTAAACGCTACAACTACTTCCCCCTCGTTGAGGGACATAGACAAAGACAAAGAGTTCACTTCAATACCACCTTTACAAGTGTTAAGACAAACAAAAATAGAGAGGCAATCATTGTACACCGTCACTTTGTTGCTTGTCAACTATTCGTTGCACAGTGTCCAGAATGTCTTTTAGCACTTCATTGTAACCATTGTCTTTGATGAGCATAGCAACATCGTTGACAACAGACCAATAAAAGCACTCAAAGGCCATAGCTTCTTGCTCTCGTGCATCAAGTTCCATCATGTAGTCATCAAATTTAGACATACTTACCCCTTGTTACTTTAAAGACATATCATCAATGTACTTTAATGTATATGTATTTATATATCATTAAAGAATAATTACTTAAAAACTTTAAGCCTATGATGTCTTCATAGATCATCAATGCCTTTAGTGTCTCTATAGTTTATTATACTGTCTTTTTCGATCTTGTCAACCCCTTCATCGTCATCAATGTAACTATTTGTTCCCTCCTCGGTGAGCAAGTCCCTTCGATCTTTGGTGGCTATTCCTGTGTCTGTAATACAATTGTTGCACATATCGAGAAATTCACCAGTTGAGGCACTACGCCTAGTGGCTTCAAAGTCACTCAAATTCTTGTTACAGCATACGCATCGTGTCATTTTGTCTCCCCTTCAAAGATTACACGTTCAAGATTTTTTCCTTGTACAAGCCTCTCAGCGGCTTCTAATGCTTCTTTTTCAAGTCCAGCCATAACCTGAACCCATACAGGAAACCACCAACGTTTTACCTGTACGCTGTACACATACTCAAAATTACGTTTTAAAATTACTCTTACTTTCATTTTAGTCTTCCGTTTTCATCGAGTTTAAATCAATTATTAGGTGTCACCCTAGTGTAGGTATCAACTCAGCACTTTAGTGGCCTTCTAGGGCCTTTAAAGTGCCTTCCTGATACATCTTAACGTCCTGTCAACATACGCCAAAGCAGTGACAATACATTGTAATGCTCTTTCAGTGGTTTTTCGATAGCACTTCCACGTGGGTCGAAGTAGCACTCCGATAGGGTGCGAGGTGTTACAAAGTTAGAGTTTTTCATGATGTAATTAATTTCCTTTTGTTGATTGGTACATTCCTACGGCCTTGGCGATGGCGGCGCGGGCTTTGATGTGCATGTCGTTTACGCAGTCAGTCGGGACAATCGAATCCCAAAACTTAACGACGTCACTCAACGCCTCCAGCAAATCAGGTGCTGAGGAGATCAGACGTGCGTCGGCTTCGTTTTCAACCCTTGCAATTTCCTTGCAATCTTTAGACAATACCTCAAAAAACTCTATGAAATAGTCATCATTAGGCCCTGTGTCGTTTGAGTATTCAAAACTCCAAGGCCCCGGCGTGTGTTTAGTATCCATTGTTAAACTCCAGTCGAATCATTTCACTAATATCAAGCACTAGCTGATAATTTACAATACCCATCATGTCAGGAGGGTTATCATCCTTGTAGCCTTCTAGGTACAAGTCCGTTACGGTCACAATAGCTCCTAGCTCTTCGTCTTCCTCAATCTCAGCTAGGCCGTACCATTCATGGCCGCCTATGATGTAATTAAACTGTTTGATCTTCACAATAGTGCCTCCTCTTCATTGGTTTCATTTAAGGCTACATTGTAGTCACTTAACGGCTTTTCCGTTGGTTTAGCTTCTAATGCTACACTTTCGGGTGTTTGTACGCCGTTAACGTACTTAAAAGGCCATAGCATAGGTGCTGACTTTCATTTAAAGTTGTCCACAATCAAAGCATGGAAAAGCCTGTATTGTTTTAACGCTTCTTTGTTTTCCTTGTGGGTTTCTTCAATCGCTTTTAGAAACTCTTCTATTGTGCCGCTAAAACAGCCACAATTTACCCGGATTCCAATTTTAGAATCTTTGTGCGCTGTTGTAAAACGACCAGATGATTTTGCAGGCCCCAACACCAGATAATCTGCTGTTTCTTTGATTTCTCCATCCCCAGAGACCCAAGCATTCCCAGAGACCCAAGCATTCCCATAGACCCTAGCATTCCCATAGACCCTAGCATCCCCATAGACCCTAGCATCCCCATAGACATCAGCATCCCCAGAGACCCTAGCATCCCCATAGACCTCAGCATTCCCATAGACCTCAGCATTCCCATGAATATGTTTATATTTAATATTCTTTTCCATTTTTATTTCACCTTCTTCAATGTGAATAGATTAAGACATTCCCCTCTACTATATCCTTGCACCTCTCCGGTGTCAGGGTCAATGATAGGCACGTCAGGCCCGTAGTTATTACATTCTAGCCAATGCTTGGCCTGTCCCCTATCGTTAGACGAAAAGGCACTGATGCCTGATGATATGAATTGGACTTGATACATTTTAAACCCCTTGAACGGGCGTTACGCCCTGAACGATTGTAGCATTGTTAAGCTGTTTTGCACTGGCGCGGTATAGTGACCCAGTAACATGGTCATTTAGCATTCTAACATACCAGCCCCTACGCGTACCAGCGCTAGAATGCAAAACATACTCATGCTCGCCTAGCTTAACAATCATGCCCTTAGACATTGTATGGCGCTTTTTAGTCTTTGCAGCATTGTCCCTGCAGCGCTGGCGCCAGTCTCGCGCCCATTTAGCCACATAGCTATCATCATTAGGGTCAATAGGGCGTAGCTTGTCTAGCTTATCAATGATACGTAGTGGCGCATTAGCTGCGTTAGGCCCACTTGATTCGCCCATATCTTTATATCCGAATTCGTTTAGCTTTTTAGAGCGCTTAAATAGGCATACTGCCCCATGATAGCGCGTACCGGTATCCGGCGAGACTGATTCTAGAATAGCGTACCATACGTTACCCCTAGTCGCACTATCAATAACGCGCCATACTGTACCGCACGTTGACGTACAATTGAATTCACGTTTAAGCATAGCATCAGGCGTCAATGCTTGATTGTCAGTATAGAAAATCCAGCCCATAATATGCCCCTTATTTAATGTTGCAAATTTTCTTAAGCGCCATTTTATGCACCTTGGCATTATTCCCGCGATAGCCGCTAGCGTTAGCCAAGAAATAGGCGACAATGCTACGCGCACTATCTAACCCGTAGCTATCATTAGGGCTATCGATTGATAGCATAGCGTTTAGGTAAGGTTTCGCCGCATAGTTGACGTTAGCCCATTCGCGTTTAATCTCACGCGCAATAGCGATAATGCTTTGCATGTTATCCATTGTTTACCCTCGTTAGGTTAGCCCTACGGATTGTAGGCCATAGCATACCCTATAGGATACGCTACAGTCTAGAATCATCCGCCATAATACTCTAACACTGCTACCGATTCTACTTGATCCTCTAATGCCGTTATATCGTCAACCGACAATAGCCCGGTTACCTCTTCGCCGTTAACATACACCTCTACGCCCCTATGGTATACGCCCCCATAATCGGCCATTACGTAACCTTCTACTCTAACAATAACGCCCCTGATTGTAGCGTCAAATTCTACAGTGTATTTTTGACCATTCATGATAAACCCCTTGATTAATGCTTGAGATAGCTAACATTGGACACTGCTTTGTCCCAACACTTGCGACAATCGCCGCATTTATTTTTATTTTCGAATGCCCGGCATGTAGCTGCAGAGCTATCGGTCGTGACAGTAGATGTATGCTCAAAATTAGGTGCATCGCCGTCAATCATAGCGCCACTAACGCGCACAATCAAGTTATCCGGAAAAGCCCCGAAGCTATCTAGATATTGACTAACAAACTTTTTTTCTTTAGTAGGCAACCAGAATTTAACATTAGGGCATTGATCGGCTACGCTAACAATGTTTAGCAAATGTTGAAAGCTTTGCAAGTCGCCGCTATCATGCCAGCGAAAATAGTCAGTTTTGCTAGCGATAATTTGCGTTACCATAGCGCGCACCCAGTCGGGATGCATGAGACTTTCCCCACGTTTAACATGGGCTTTTTGTACGCTAGGGTAACTGTAATTAGCTTTCAGTGCATAGCATCCGTGGCAAACTGTACCCTCAATTTTGGCTAGCTTTGCACCCGTGATGCACCCATGAGCGCTAATGCCATATGAAAGCCCTGGCATTTTACTTGGCTTGCCTAAAGTGCCAGCGATAGACTTTGCAGCGGATAGTGTCATTTTAGACTTGATCAACATGGTAACCCCTTGAATTAGTATGCGAGCATAGCGCCGATTAGCGCGAAGACAATCAGGGTTAGGATCATGGCCATGAAGTCGGACATTTTAGGTGCTCCAGTGGTTGATGATGTGTTGACATTGTATAGGCTTTGAAGGCCACTACAATAGGTGTTTACCCTTATGCCTTGCTGATATTGTTTTGTTCGTGGGTGTTGCACTGGTCAGCCAGTTGCTCAATGATGACACGCAGGGCTTCCAGGCTAGAGGCACTGCGTGACTCACGGACAATCTCGTTAATGGTCAGTTTGCGTACCCGTGCGATGGCGTTGGTACGGTGCAAGGCGGCAAGTGTTGCAGAGGTGTCGAGCGTGCTCATGATGTATCCTATTCGGTTGACTGGGTGAGCGGTATTGCTCAACCCATGACTGAAGTGTAACACATGGATGCACTGTGTCAACCACTTTGACTCAGCTTTACATAACTTTACATTTCTACGCTTGTTATGACAAGCTATGTATAGATATACAGTATTGCACTGTATTGTACTGTATAGATAGGATAAACCTATTGACTTGTTGAACATGATAGGTTAGCTTTGTAGGTTAGCTTTGTAGGCACCCACATCGCCCTCCATACTTACTGACTGCAGAGTCATTAATGTTTCTTTAATGTTTCGTTAATGTTTCATTAATGTTAGTAGACACTACCTATAGTGTTTGTAAGTACTCACTAACGCTACCTATAGTGTACTGTATAGACATCCAGCCTGTATAGAAACACAGGCGCAAGCGCCAACGGTGCTGAGCACCTTCAAGTGGGGGGAGGGGCTATGGAGAGTGGGAGAACTTTGGTGGAGCCTCTGAAGCACACAAAAGAGAGAAATTAAGCTAATTAGGGACAGATTAGTGCCTAAAAAGTAGGCAGTATAGACACCAGCTAAGTCATTGATCTGTATAGACTTAACATAATATTGCTTAGACACAAAGACTCTGATGGCTAGGGTGGCTTAAAGGAGGAAACTGAAAGCTGCTTAGATAGTATCTAAAGTGTAAAATATGTAAATAATTGTAACAAACTAAAGAAAAAGCTTGACATCTAAGAAAAAGTATGGTATAATATTCTCTAGTGTAAAAACTAAGGAGTTTACACTACAGAACTCAAGATGA